ACTGGCACCGTAAAACCCGGCGTATCAAAAAAAGCGTCGAGATCTTCAGTGAAAGAAAGTGCCATATGAAAAAGCCCCCGCATTGCGGGGGCGGCAGATCAAAGATCAGTTGTACTTCTTGCGTCCCAGTCCGACGACGCTCACTGCACCTGCACCAGTGCCACCAGCAACAGTGATGACGACACGCGCATAGCGCTTGATCTCATCAGTGTTAACAGTCAGGCTCTCAACGAGAGCAGTGTTGGCAGTGGTGGTAGTGAAAGCGGCTCCACTCACATCAGCAAAGGTGCTGTTGTCAGAAGAGTCCTGCACCTTGACCGCATAAGTAATGCCGGAGCCACCGGCCTCAGCATCAAGGATCAGGGTGATGTCACCTTCATAGTCTTGAAGGTCAACGCCTGTTTCGTTGCCAGTTGCAGTGACAACGTCGTTAGGCGCAAACGACAGGGCGGTCAAAGTCCGCCGTGTGTTGCCGATGCTCATTCCTTAGTCCTCTTGCGAGTAGTGGGCTTTTTAGGGGGGCAAGAAGGTGCCTCTTCCTCCGCCGCAGGGGCTGGTGCCTCTGCTTGGTACTCAACAGCTTTGCGCAAACCAATCAAGGTCACAGCATCACTGTCGTCGACTTCCAAAATGGAGCCTGCGTCTGCAGGCTCACCGGAAATCATTACTGGCCTCAGAATTTCAATCTTCATGAGTCAGAAACGATGTGACAGATCAACTGGATCAGGTGCCGTAGCAGAATGCGCCAGGCTGCTTGACAGCGAAGTCAACATCTTGCAGAGCAATGATGCGGACGGTGCCAGCAGTTGCACCTGCATAAGGATCAACAGTCAGATCCAGACCAGACCACATAGCCATGATCAGCTGTGAGAAGTCACCGAACAGAGCGTCGTTGTTTTCAAGCTGGTTGGACACGGTCACGGGGTAACCGTTGATCTCGTCGTTCTCGTAGACGAACTGAGCGGTGCCAGAAGCTTTCTCAGTGCTCTTCAGAGCGCCACGAGCAGATGCGTTGATGATGTAACGCAGAGCGCCAGCGTCAGCGTTAGCAACTGCCACGTCGGTCTCCATGCCGATGTACTCAGCGAAGGTTCCAAAGGTGGTGATGGTCTGGGTGCCAATGCCAGTGGTGTTGATGATGCCCAGAGGCTGGTTAGAAGAACCAGAGCCGTTCAGGCCAACGCGATCCAGCTCAAGAGCCAACACGCGAGCCAGGTCATCACGGACCATTTGCTCAACGTCGATGCTGGACTGCAGCAGGAGCTTGCGGGAGTAGTCAACGAAAGCACCACAAGTCTTGGGGCTGAGGTTGATCTGCTCGATGGTCTGCTGGGACTCGGTGGGGGAGGAACCCTCGCCAACCCAGTAAGCGGTTGCCGACGAACCCTGCTTAGGGATCGAGATGTTGCCGTTAATTCCGCTCAGGGTGGTCATGCCGGCTTGGGCCAAAGCAAGACGGTTGCGGAGCAGCTCGATGAAGCTGCCAGACAGCAGCACATCGTCGACGAGGTTGCCGCCAGCAGTGGCAGTACCAACGTTCAAGTCACGACGAAGCACCTCGTTAGGCACCACGATGCCGTTGGAGGAACGCTCGTACTGTTTAGCAGCGGCGTTGCCGACTTCAATCTCGAACTCAGCCTCACGACGAGCAGATTGATCGCCGGGATTAGCCAGATAGTTCAGAGCGCGAATGAAGCTGAAGCGCTTGACTTCTTTCTGTGAAAGGCCGACATCGTTGGAAGTGACATCGGCAGAACGGATGGGTTGTTCCACTTGACGGGTTCCGAGTTTTTCGAGGAATGCAGCACGAGCTTCATCGACAGAGTTGTCTCCATCAATGAGTTCTTGTGCCAGATCTGCCATACGGTGCTGAGCGCCGAGGGCGTTGATGGCGGCAACGCGGTCTTTTTCAGCCTTCTTGGCCTCCGACCGGATCACCTCCAGGTTGGGAGTTTGTTCTTCCATCGCAGGAGCGGGTGTAGATGCGGTCGTGACCGCTGAACGAGTTTCCTGTTTTTCAACAGGAGCTTCGTTTGTAATAGTAGTGTCTTCAGGTTGAGAAGATTCAGGCATAGCAGGCTCCTCCGAAAGAAGTGAACGTCCGATCCCAATTGTGGGATCAGCAGGAATTGAAACAAGGCTCAATTCGTGAGGCGTCCAGCTAGTCGCAAGCACACCCTCTTCACGTTGCTCAACCTCATCGATTGAGTAGCCGAACGAAATACCGCGCAAGATGCCGTCTTTAACGTCATCTAGATACTGTTTGGCAAAATCAGAACGAGAAAAACGGATTTTTGCATAAGCACGCTTCTCTTCCTCGTCGAGGTAAGCCCGCTCAACTACACCCAAAACTTTGTCTGGATTGTGGTTGAACAGGAATGGAGCACCATCATTTAGGCGCATGAAATTAGGCGCATTGCTGTCGTGACTCAGCACTTCTGAACCGAAATACCGCGAAACCGGATACTCAGAACTGAAAGGAAACTCAAAGGTTCGTTCGTCTAGTGAACGAATTTGAGTGGCCTCAGTACGTTGCATCCGCTCACCAACCACTGAGCGACGCTTTTCAGGCTGCTCATCTCGAATTGCCGCAATTTTCGTCAAGGCACTGAATCGATGCCCGGCGAAAATATCTGTTTCTTCTCTGTCACGGTAAATAGCAATCAGAGCGGCTGGATCCTCCTCCGTACCATTGATCTCAAAAGAACTTCCTGGTACGTCAATCTTGCCGTTTCGTTCAACTCGTGTGATTTTTCCACGAGCACGACCGCCAGGAGTGTTCCAAGAAACGAAATCGCCTCTCTTGAGTTCATCTGGCTTAGCTCTGTCCTCTGCCAAAGCAAGAGGTTCAATTTTTGTCAGAGTGCTGAAGCGATGACCAACACGAGTGTCAGTCTTTATATATCCACCATCTGGATCTAGACGGTAGACACAAATCAACGCTGCAGGATCATCCGCAGTGCCATTGATCGTGAAAGAAGAGTCAGGAACGTCGATGCTGCCATCACGTTCGATTTCTTCGATCAATCCACGAGCACGACCACCAGAGCTGTTCCAAGAGACAAAGTCTCCTACTTTCAGCTCGTCAGGCGCGGCTCGTTGAGTTTCAGGTTCCATAGCCTTTTCGTTGGTGGCGGGCTCGAACTCAAGAGGTTCGTATTCATTATCGCGAAGCCACTGTCTAGCTTCGCTAGCCGTATAACGACTCAGTTTGAATCTTATCGATTGCAGCTCCAGCGGATCGTCATCATCGATAATCCCAAAAATAAAGTCGATTCCAGCTCCACCACGATCATTAGATCGCCTAAATTCAGTAAAACGGCCTGGATCGAGGATTCGAGCCGCATGCTCGTTGGGATAAGGACGCTCCATTTCAATAAATTCCGAGCGATCTCGTGCAGCTTTGATCCGCCTTGAGCGAGCGTCCGACCAAGACTTGCCTGCATCACCACCCCATGCAGCCCAAGAAACTCTGCCATTGCTTGGATAACCATCCTCCCCAGGGCTAAATCCTTGGCCTTGTTTATCCACCTCATGCCTTGCAAACCAAGCCGACATTTCAATCACAACAGAAGGGCTCAGCTCGTCACCGCTGAGGATCTGCGTGGCCCTGCGTGCTGCAACTTCAGTGCCGCCAGCTTCGCCATCAGCTTTCCAGTCGCGATAACGCTGAGCCTCAGTCCTCATGCCCTCATTAGGCATAAGGTCAATCTCAACTCCGTTTACGTTTGCCATTAGTCCGCTTGCGGGTGGGCTCGGGCTGATCAGATTCAAGCAACGGCAGCTGCATAGCCTCGTCAGTCAAATCAAGATCCTTGTCTAGCTTGATTCCAGCGTCAGAAGCGATCTGCTGCTCACGAGCCAGCTCAGCGACGTTGTCATCAAAATCACCGCCGGAGTAGGCAATGATTTGCTGCTTCGTCATGTAGCCAGCTTGCTCCGCCTCGCGGTAAGCCTTGACCTCTTTCAGCGGATCAACCCAGCTCCAACCACGAGGCATCCAACGAGGAGACAGATAGCGCTCAGGACGCAGCTCGTAATCGGGAAAGTCGCAATATCCACTGAGGACTGCGAGATTCAGCCACTCACGAAACACACGCATATGCATGTTGTCGATCAGATACTTCTGAACAACACGCCAGTGCTCACGATCCTCAAGCAGTGACAGCCTTGAGCTGCTGTAGTTGGTGTCGCTGAAGTCGCGAGACAATGTCTCATACGAGCAGCCAAAGCCTGACGCAAAACGCCTGACCTTGTTTTTGACAAACATCTCGAACTGTTGGTCTGGCGAGTCGATATCAGGAACCGACACCGACTCACCTGGAGACAGATATTTAAAAGTTCCAGGCTCAAACTCGCTGATGCGCTGACTGTTCTCAACGTCATCAGCAATAAGTTCGCCCTCGTTGTTGGTGATGAAGCCCATGATGCTCGCGCCAGCACGAGCACGAATCACTGCCGCTTCCTCATAACCCTGCAGCTGATGTGCATCAGCCATCACGCTGTGGAACCAAGGTACGCCCCTGTTCTGGCCTGGCCTTTCAGGCATGAACAGATGAATCACATCATCTGCAGGCAAGAAGACGTGCTTCCTGTCGGGCACAGGGTTGCCTTGAAAAAATGTATCTCCAGGGTGACGAGTCAGAATTGCGTACCGCACAGGGCGGCCCCACTCATCAACCTCAACACCATTGCGCCACTCATTGCCCTTTTTGCCTGTGGCGCCGTTATATGACTCGTCAAGCAGGTCGCTCTCAATCATCTGCAGTGCCAAAGGCACCTTCGACTCACCAAACTGACGACGGACAATCCTGAACAACGCCTCACCTGACTCGCACATTGCGCCAGCAGCTAGCCACTCAAAATCGTGGAAGCTGTACCGACCAGAGCAGTCACAAGCGTTAGGCCGCGTCCAATAAGACCATTTGGCCTCAATCTCGTTATTAATACGGTTGTCACGCTTGTTGCCACGCAGCTGCAAAACCTGCGATTGCAGCTTGATGCCAGTGCCGATCACATTGATCTGCGTTGTCCGCTTTGCTTGCCGCGCATACGGGTTGTTTCGCACCATCTCGCGGGAACGATCCCGCAAACGCCGCAAGTTGCCTCGGATCTCAGCGTCAGCGCTGGCTTGCGTCGACATCCAGTCGCTTGTCAGACGCGAAACCATCGCGCCGCTGTAAGCACGACGGAAAACTCGGGCCGGCGCCTTGCCAAAGCCCAAGAAGTTCATGACGGTCGAACGAATACCCATGATCAGTTGAACCTCACGAACATGTTGCGTGGATTGCCAAGGCCATTGGCGATCATTTCAGCTTGCTCTTCACGCTTCACCTCAGCCTTCAAACGACCTTCAAGCTGTATCAAGTCAGGCAAGTCGTAACGCTTCAAATTGCGATTACCGATCTTGTATTCCTGTACAGCTCCACCAGCAATCAAAGTTCTAATTGCAGTCTGAACAGCCTCTAAGTCTTTCCTCGTTTGAGTCCGCCCATCAAATGCACCTGGCGTTCCTGAATACTCAAGAGCTGCCTCAACAGTCAGCGTGCCATAGCCAAGAGTGATCTTCTCGCTGGCCTTGGTCGCAATTGCTTGCCAGTACCAGTTTCCAGCGTCAAAACCCGCTGAATCAGTGGCGGAAATCGTAAATTCCCAGCCAGTACCAAAAACACTGCCAGTGGAAATATGACCCTCAGAAGCGGTATTCGTCCTCAGAAAATATTTGAGGGTCCACTCGTCACTTTTGATCTCATTGCCGAAAACATCCGTCGTGGGATCATCTCTCCAC